AAAAAGTTTGGAAATTAATGAGAATTAAATAATGGCTATACCTAAAAATGTAAAAAATCCGAGCCTTTATAAAAAGGCAAAGTCAAAAGCAAAAGCAAAGTTTGATGTTTACCCATCAGCTTATGCAAATGCCTGGATGGTTAAAGAATATAAGAAAATGGGCGGTCAATACAAAGCACAAGGTGGCGAAATGAAAAAAGATTTGAAGCCAGTTCCAGCTGGTAATAAAGGTTTATCAAAATTACCTTCAAAAGTTAGAAATAAAATGGGATTCATGAGAGATGGCGGAATCATGGTACAAGGCCGTGGTTGCGGAGCTATGATGAATTCTAAGAGAAAAAAGACTCGTATAGTCTAATGGCTAAAACCTCAGGTGGATTAACTAAATGGTTTTCTGAAAACTGGGTAGATATATCTGCACCTAAAAAGGGTGGCGGGTTTAAGTCATGTGGCAGGCCGTCAACCAAAAATTCAAAACGCAAATATCCAAAATGCGTACCCGAAGCAAAGGCTAGATCAATGTCCAAATCTCAGATACAATCAGCTGTAAAGAGAAAGAGGGCAAAGAGACAGGGCGTAGGTGGTAAACCCACCAATGTCAAGACCTTTGCAAAGAAGTGAAATTTGTAAAAGTATTATCACCACAGCAATTATCCGTAGAACTCAAAGAGTGGTCTCGATCTATTATTGAACAAAAAACTTTGTTATGTAATGGCTTGCCAGTATGTCCGTATGCTCGGAAATGCTGGGAAGAAAAAAGGGTTATAATAGAAAGTGGGTGTGAACAAGATTGGACAGACCTGGTTGACAGAGTGTTTGAAACCGATTGGAAGAAATGCGATGTTTTAATCTATTGTGACTTCAATCTTGATGTTTCATGCGAAGCATTTGATGCTCGGATTGAAACCATGAACTTATTTCTTGCTAAAAGAAATTTATGGGCCATGGGATTTCACATCGAACATGATAGTAAAGGAACTATCATAGATGACGACTTTGAGCCAGTTTATGATGAGCCTTACTTAATGGTTTTTGTACAGCCCTTGGATAAACTTAACGAAGCATCCAAGCAGCTTGAAGAACAAGGCTATTATAAATTTTGGGACAAAGACATTTTTTATGAATTTGTAGAAAAACGGAGACAGATACAAAATGAACAAAGGAAAAAAAAGTAAAAAAATGATGGCTGGTGGTCGTGCTGGTATGAAGAAGATGAAAGCTGGCGGCAGAACTGGTGTTAAAAAGATGATGGGTGGCGGCAGTGCTGATGATAAAAAACTGTTAACACAAGAGCAAATGAAATCATTAAAAGAAATAATTGGTAAAGCCAAGGGCAAAATTTCTGATAAGGAACTCGAATTGTTTATGAAATCCGCACCAAAACTTAAAAGTGCCACAGCTGCTAAAAAAATAGTTGGTAAAACCAAAGGACCAATTTCTAATAAGGAACTCGACTTGTTTAAGAAATCCCTACCAAAAGTTAAAAAGATGATGGGTGGCGGCAGATCGGGCCCAGTCAAAATGATGAAGGGCGGAGATCCATTATCACCAAGAGGTGCAAAAATGGGTATGGTCATGTCTCCATCAAAAAATAAGGGTAAAGGTCTTTACGGAAAATAAGACATGGCTACCTCAAGCAGCAAAAACTTCGAACCTGATGTCGTAGAGTTTATAGAAGAAGCATTTGAAAGATGCGGCCTAGAACTCAGAACGGGTTATGATCTTAAAACGGCACAAAGAAGTTTGAACTTGTTGCTTGCTGAATGGGCGAATCGTGGTTTAAACCAATGGACAATAGCACAAAAATCTTTGGCCATGGTCCTGGACACAACTCAATATACAGTTGATTCTACAGATTCAACCGCAACCATTGATGTATTAGATGCTTTTATAAGGCAAACATTAAATAACTCGGTTGTCGATTTGCCACTAACCAGGTTAAGCAGATCAGAGTATGCAAACATTCCCGATAAAACATCCACAGGAAAACCAAACCAATATTTCGTAGATAAAAGTCTGTCTCCAAGCATCACAGTTTATCCAGCCCCTGATAAGTCAGGCGAATATACGGTTTACTTAAATGTGTTATCAAGAATGGATGATGCCGATGCGGCCACAAATACATTAGAAATGCCATTTAGATTTTATCCGTGTTTAGCGGCTGGCCTGGCATATTACATATCATTAAAACGAGCACCTGAAAGAACTGGATTGCTCAAGCAATTATATGAAGAAGAATTTTTAAGGGCCATGTCTCAAGATGAAGAAAGAGCTTCTTTTAGAGTTAGCCCTGATTTAACTGGTTATAATGTTCCATAATGGCACAATACGCAAAAGGATCTCGAGCATACGGTATTTGTGATATCACTGGATTTCGTTATCGTTTAAGAGAAATGAAAAAAACCTGGGACGGCCTTTTGGTTGGTCCTGATCAGTGGAGTCCGAAACATCCGCAGCTGACACCAGTTAAACAGGTACAAGATCCACAGGCATTAAAAAACCCCAGGCCACAAGAAAAAGATGACAATTCAGCTTTTTTGGTTTATACAAATTATGGCGATGGCCTTATTGGCACGGAATTACAAACCTTTGAAATTACTCCAGGAGTAGGATCGGTTACAATAACTACATCATGAGTTTTACATTATCTACATTAAAAACAGCAATCCAGGATTATTTAGAATCCAGTGAAACAACTTTTGTTAATAACCTGGACACCATTATTCAAGAAGGTGAAGAAAGAATATTTAAAATGGTACAACTGCCTGAGCAAAGAAAAAATGTTACAGGTAATGTTTCAACCAACAACAGGTTCTTAACTTTACCAAATGATTATTTGGCACCCTTTAGTTTAGCTGTTATCGATAGTGACAATTATCATTATCTTGAATTTAAACATCCATCCTTTTCAAAACAATTTGTAAGTTCCACCGCAACCACAGGTAGGCCCAGGTATTACACACAATTTGATGATGATACCTTTGAGGTGGTGCCTAAGCCTGATGCTGATTACAGTGTAGAGCTTCATTATTTACATCGACCAAATTCAATTACTGCTGGAGCAGACGATGGCACAACATTTTTATCCACAGAATATCCCGATGCATTGCTTTATGCTTGTTTGACAGAGGGAGCAATATTTTTAAAAGAACCGCAACCTGACATTGCAAACTTTGAAAATCGTTTCAAAGAGGCTATACTTAGAGCCAAGAACCTTTCCGAAGGTCGCTTAACGAGAGATGAGTACAGATACGATAGTTTGAGGATCAATGTCAGTTAATGAAACCAATAAAAAAACTCGAGGGTAAGAAAGTTGCCATTATCGGCTTGGGCGGATCCCAGGTTGATTACGCAATTTCCATACAAAATTCAATAAAATATGATGAGGTTTGGTGCATCAATGCAGCGGCTGCTGTATATCCATGCGACAGACTTTTCATGTTGGATCCAGCATCAAGATTCTTAGATAGTGATGATGCGGGGCTGCAAACTGAAGTCATGCGAGAAAACCTTCCTAAATGGAAGATGCCTATTTATACATGTGTACTAGATGAAAGAGTTCCAAGTGCTGTGGTTTTTCCTTTAGAAGAAGTGTGTAATGCCAGCGGCTGTGCTTACATGAATACAACCGTTGCATTTACCATTGCTTTTGCTTATTGGTGTAAAGTTGGGAAAATAGATCTATTTGGAATTGATTTTTCTTACCAGGGCAATATGCATTCAGCAGAAGCTGGCCGTGCATGTGTAGAGTTTTGGTTATCTAAATGCATAGAAAACGGAATCGAAGTCGGTGCAAGCCAAAGATCTTCTCTCCTGGATTCAAATGTTAGGCCTTATGAAAGACTTTATGGATTTCACAGACTGCCTGATCCCATGGTTGCAATACCTAGTGAGGGAAAATGGATTATTTCTGAATATTCAAAAATGAACCAGGCAATAAAAGAAAACAAGGTTAAGGCTAGAATGGAGCCGATTAAACCACCTGAGCCATACAAAGGATGAGATTAACAGAAGAAACACTTTTTAACCTCGGTAATATCGAGGTTCACACCACCAACAACAAAGGACACGATCCTGAGTTTTGGGCTGAACAAGCTACCAATAGAATTTGTGGTATCTCAGAAGATGCACCTGATCACATAAGACAGCAAGCCGAGGCATTCCGAAATAAAATATATGGTATTATATTGGCTAATATGAATAGTGCTATCCGTTCTAATAGAGTGACTATGTCAAACAAACTTAGAAGCCAAGGTCATGAACAGTTAGCTAAAATTATGAAGGAGTTATAAATGGCGATAACAAGTGCAATTTGTACAAGTTTTAAAGTGGAACTTTTAAAAGGGGTTCACGATTTTACTGCTAGCACAGGCGATACTTTTAATTTGGCACTTTATGCGGGTGCAACTGCATCTTTGGGTGCTACTACAACTGCATACACCACAACTGGAGAAGTTTCAGGAACTGGGTATGTTGCCAAAGGCCAGGACTTAACAAATGTAACACCAGTAGCTACAGGCACAACCGCTGTGGTTGATTTTGCAGATGAAACTTTTGCTACAGCTACTATTACTGCAAGTGGATGTTTAATATTTAACGACACGGAAGCTGGTGATCCAGCCGTTGCAGCAATTAGTTTTGGCGGTGCAAAAACATCTACTGCTGGAGACTTTACAATTGTTTTTCCAAGCCCAACGGCCACAGGTGCAATTATAAGACTTGCTTAATACATAAATCATAGAAACCAAGAGTATTACAGCAATGTGATAAACTTGGTTCTATTTAAACGGAAATTTATGTATGCCTTTAGCAAGTTTTAAATTCAAAGCAGGAATTAATAAAGAAAACACTGACTACTCTGAAGAGGGTGGTTGGGTTAATGCTAACTTTATTAGATTTCGCAAAGGTGTAGCTGAAAAAATAGGCGGATGGATTAAATATGTTCAATCCGCTTTTCTTGGCATAGGCAGAGCCATACATTCATGGATTGCCCTGGATGGAACAAAATATGCGGGCCTAGGCACAACTTTAAAATATTACATTGAAGCTGGTGCAGTTCTCAATGATGTAACTCCGATAAGAAGCACAACCGCAGCTGGAGATGTTACTTTTTCAGCAACCGATGGATCTTCAACCATTACGGTTTCAGATACAGCAAACGGATCACTATTAAACGATTTTGTCACCTTCTCAGGTGCCGTGTCGTTAGGCGGCTTAATTACAGCCGATGTTTTAAACCAAGAATATCAAATAGAAAGTATTGTTGATGCAGACTCTTATACTATTACAGCTAAAGACACTTCAGGTATTACAGTTACTGCAAATGCATCCGACACTGGTAATGGCGG